GTACAATTATACAAAGATTTGTGACAAAAAAAATACCCCCCTGCCAAACTAACCAAAGATGCAGAGGGGCTGAGTTTCTAATACGAAACCTAGTGCAAAATTACATATTAAATTTGATACTATCTATATACTTATGAGTTTTTCTTTCTTTAGTTGAGTCTCTCACACATTTAATGGTGAGTATCCTTCCACCTAATGGCTTAATGGGTGCTCCTCTTTCTACATGCCATCCATGGGAACCATCACCGTACTCCTCTTTGTAGGTTCCTGTTAGCATGAGATGCAATTGCTTCTGTTTAAGTGAGTAGCCTGTTTGTGGATGGCTATCTACTGTATCCCTTACATCATTTCTGCATGAATTTTCATGGATATGGCCCATCACAAATACATCAAATCCTTCATACAGCTCCAAAGCCCTGGTTAAATTAATAGCACCTTTGGTAACTATACCACCACCACCTGATCCATGGAAGTATTTAATCTTAGTGCTAAAAGATGATGTAGTGCTGTCTGATGTTTGCTTTATTATTAGCCATCCACCATAACCTCCTACCTGCACATTAGATTGTGCTTTAAAGTTTAGGATATCTACAAATCTCTGCAGGATATCAGTCTCTTGAAATTTAATTATAGCAGTTTCATGATTACCGTATCCTATTAGCTTAATGATATGTGCATAGGGTAGGAACCACTCCACAGCTGTCTCTACTATACTATCTAAATACCTTGCATTATTGTGCTCAGGTCTTATATCAGATTTATTTCTCCTGTTATCTCCCCTCCCTTGCATTAAACAGAACATATCACCATTGATCATTACAGGTATCTCCTCTTTTAAGCAGTAGTCTAGGTGCCTTTTGATTAGCTCTCTATCAGTGTGTGGGTTATCCCAGTGCAAATCACTAAGAATAGCTACTTTTACCTCACTACCTGCTAACACAAGCTCGTGAACATTCTTACCATGTCTAATCATAAAGTTATTTAAAGGGGTTGTATAGTTTATCTAGTAATCTAAGAATAAAGAATAGAGCTATCCCACAGCCAAATCCTATTATAAAGAGCAGCCAATTAGTTTTGGCTTTTTGCTTTTTTTCTGCTTTGTATATGTACTTATATTTGAGTACATCCTGTTTTACAAGTTGCGTTTTATACCTGTACTCAATTCTAGTTTGCCACCTGGTCTTAGGTACATAGATATTCTTAAAAAAGATAACAGTATCTTTGGTAGTGATCACCTTCTCCCATATGATAGTATCATTTACTACCACTGGCACGCTGTCTACTGAGATTATTCTGATAGTATCGCTATCCTGGACAAGCTCTAAGCCAAATTTAACAGCTTTTTTATAGTGGTACTGTGCCTTTTTAGCATCTGAGCAGGAGCCTAATAGGCATAGTGCTATAATTGGTAGGATGTATTTCATAAATTCTGTAGCATTTGTATCATTCTAGGGCATGGGTAGATATCACTCTTATCTTTTCTGACACTATTGTGAGTAAATATACCTGGCTCACCCCTCAAAGCACGTTTATCAATATCAAATATGCTAGCAAAGTAATCTCTAGGGATGTTGTACTGATCACAAAGGTAAACTAGCAGCTGCCGAGTAGATTCTATTTGTGCATCTGTGTACATTTGCCAATAGATGTGCCCTTTGTATGGTTTGTCTAAGATAGTTAGCTGAGTGTAATCTACTTTACCACCTACATAGTTATAGTAGTATCCATTCCTTTTGGTTAATGGTCCATAGTTACAAATCTCTATCCCTACAGATAATCTATCCAGGCCTCTATAAGTTACCCCTGCTTCTGTAAATACTTCCTGTTTAAGTCCTAGGTGATAAGCCCAATTTTTAGAGCTAAAGCACTGCACTATTGTACCCTTGGAACCAATGATAAAAGCAGTTGCTACCTTACCTACTTTCTGATTAAAGAATTTAGCTACAGATACTGCATCAGGTCCACCTGCTGTATGGTGTAAATAGATTTGTCTCTTGTCTGTAAGCTCATCTACAAATTGATCCTTAGATAATCGGTGTTGAACTATCTTGCTTATATCTAACTCCATCTATATCTTGTTTAATTTCTTTTGAACGCTGTAGTAACTGCTTAAAAGCTGACCATATATCTATGCCTTTTACAGCCTTGTAATTTTCTGAGATAGAGATAACCTCTATACTACAAAGTACTAAAGATAGAATTTTGGTGAGCATTAATGGCACTGAAAAGAACTTTAAAATAATATCATTAAGGATCCAGAAGTCTATAAGGTAGAAACCAATTACAGCCACCTCATAAAGCATTAGCTTAGATATGATAGCAGATAGCTTGCGTGATGTAATTTTAATCTTTAATTTCTTAGCCTTCCATAGCCCTGTTAATGTATCCACCACAATAGCAAATCCAATTAAAAATAGTATCCCTGATATAGGTAAAAAGAAAGCTCCTATCACTGCTAATAATTGTGTAAAAGATTGTTTAATTGAGGCTAGTAAGATGGCTAACTGCATTCTCATAGTATTAGAATAGCGTTGTTATATCCATTCTCTCTAAGGTTACCACACATGCCAGTGCATACACTCTGAAATTGATTGATACAGCTACAGTTATTAAACATAGGCCGTAGATCTGTATCCATGTTAGTGGTAGATGTAAAAAGAGGGAAGAGATTTTTGTTAGCAAGTAACCATCTGATTAATCTTTGCTCAAAAAAGCTAGCCTTCTGTGCATAGTGCTCCATACCAAAGGCCACCTCATTACGTGATACACTAGCAGAGTAATCACCTGACTGTGTTTGTAATCCTTTGTTTTTAAGTTGGTAGGTCAAGCCGAATACTGCATCCTCAGCACTTCTCCAAGCTATTACAGGCTGTATAAATTCTACTAGATCTACCTCATCAGGAAGTAGTGCCTGGTTATTATACTGAGTAAGCAAATAATTATAGAAAGTAGTACCTAGTATAGGTTGTACTCTTAATGCTGCCTGTGTAGCTATGTATGGTGTTACATCTGTTACATCCACATTAGCAGTGATGGGTGTATTAACCTTTAAATAAGTTTCAGTTATGAAATATAGCATTATACAGGGGTTGTTGTTGGGGTTACTACTATAGCAGCTGCTGCACTCTGAGTCATATCACCACCTTCTATAGGAGGAAGGGAAGCCAAAGCTCTCACCTCGTTAATAGTCATAGTCTCTAATACTTTGTTAGCTACCAATGGGCTTAGTGAGTTAATTGCATCATTTACTTTGGAGCTCTCAGCTTCTAGTTCTACGATAGACTCATTAATTATCTGAAAGTTATTGATAGTAAATTCTGCAGGTATTTTTGAGATGGTTAATAGCTCATTAAAGATATGCTGTACACAAGCTCTTAGCTCCATTACTACATTTTTCTCAAATATCACATAAGCCTGCTTAATATCTGCACCACCACCAAGGCTACCTGTAGTTCGTACTCCCATTAAGATAGGATCTATTGTGTGAGCAAAGCAAATCTGTTCTGTGTTAAGCTGTGAGGCCTCCTGAAAGAGACTATCATTACCATTATTCGGCAGTGCTTCTATCTTAGGTAACTGATCCTGGCTATTAGCAAAGAAAGCAACAGCCTTCCCTGCATTAGCAGCACCTTTTAACCTATCAATAGTTTCTTTAATCATGTGCTTCTCCTCTTCTGATTGTGGCCTCTTAGGGAACATCATAGCAAAGGATGGGAATACACTATTTTGTATGTTACTTTTTGCAAAGTAGCTAAGCTCACCTGATAAGAAAGCAAAGTTAAGTGCTGAGGTGTATTGTGGTAATGAGTAGTAATCCTGCCCTAGTGATTTAATCTCATAGCAATAAAGTTGCTCATAGTCTGAGCATGTAACGTGGTAAGGTTTAATTTCTCTTACATCTATATTAGTACTCCAGTCCTCACATAGATAGTACATATCTTTATACCTAGATATCCTTACTTTCTCAGGTGATACATTCTCTATCTTAACTAATTTCTTAGTGCTGTCAAAACAAAGTTTAAAGTATATTCTATTGTGTACAATTAATTGACGTGTTACTGCCTTAACTGTTTGCTTTATTTTAATTTTTCTTTCAAACATGTAAAGCTCTAGCTTCTCAGGGGTAGTTAGCTTGTCAGTTGCCAAAGCAAAGCCACCACCGATAACTGCATTAGTTTTGTAATCCACTATGGCACCATGCAAAGGGCTAGAGAAATACATCTGATTAAGCATTTCAGGATACAGGTTATCTGCACCAAATCTTACCCACATATTAGTAGAATATCTACCATTTACATAAGGAAGTGTTAGGTTACCTTTACCTACAGGTAGGAAGGGGGTGCTAAAAGATTGATAGCCTTCCACCACTTCTGGAGCTGTGCTCTCTTTCTTAAAAAAGTTACTATACCATGCCATAATTAATCATATATTGAGGTGCCTACTGGCCCACTAACCACCATTCTACCCTCTTCTATCACTACACCTGTTGATTGTGCAATGGTTAAAGGTAGTACATAGGGTACTGAGCTCTGATAAATCTGATAAATGAACTGCCCTTGTTTTAAAATAATATCTACAGGCTCATTTAACACGAAAAGATTGTATCTTTCAGGGTATAAGCTAGTATCTGCAGTAGTAAATAACTGAGTAACTGATAGAGTATTCATTTCATTAGTGAAAGCAAATAGATAATGAGGGGTAGGTACAGTAGTAACCTCTGTCAAAGTTAGCACTACCTGGTTAATAGTTCCCTGTTCAATGTATATCATACCTATATTATATGATGTTAGTCAAATGTTTAGAAATAAAAAAAGCCCCACAATTTGCAGGGCTAATTTTAAGCGTGTTAAATGTATTAAGATACTCCGATAAGGCCTAAAGCTGTAGGGGTCATATTAACCTCATAAGCTAAGTACTCATTTTCACCTAACAAAGTAACTGCATATTTAGAACCATCTGCTCTAGCAGTCCCTGAACCTTCAGCTACACCTGTAACTTGTAAGTAAGGGAAGTACCAATAAAGACCATTTGCATCCAAAACAATAGCAGTAAGATACTGCTGTCCTGATCCTAAAATTTTGATAGCTCTAGACTTAGCAGCTTCTCTACGTTGAAACATCAAAGAGATAGTAGAAGTAACAAAAGATGAACCATTGATTAAATCAATAGCAGCCTCTTCTGTAAAACTAGATGTATTTCTACGGATGTAATAGTTTTCAAATAAAGTAGTACCTGCTAGGGTAATACCTGTGATAGACCATCCTGTTCCCGCAGATGGGTCAGTTGGTGCTATTGATGCGATTTCTTCCTGTTGGTTAATCCATATTCCATAGATACCCCCACTGTTATTATCGCAACTTTTTACAATGGCCTCGAGGGCTTGACATGTAGCTGGCATATTTTTTAAGTTTTATATAAAGGGGGTTGCCCCCCTCTATGAATTAATATTAAGAATAGAATACGATATCCTGTGGATTAACAAAGCTAAATCCTACCTTCATGTTAGCACGAGTTCTGATAACTGGCTCAGCTACAGTGTCAGCTAAGTTTACAGCACGTAAATCAGAAGAGTCTCCTTCACCATCAAAAGCATAGATAAGGTTATCTTTCAAAGTAATTACAAAAGTGTTATTAGACATACCTGGACAAAGTACAATCTTAATACCTAAGTAAGTAAGAGCTAAATCCTGTGTGATAAATGCATTAGTGTTACCTGAAGCTACACCTAAACGGTAAATATTAACCAATTGAGTAGGCATGTAGATACGCAAGTCAGCAGTTCTAGAAGCAATAGCTGCAGGAACCAAAGCAAATGCAGTTTCTAAAGCATCAGCTAATTCACCAACACCTGAGAATGTATTGATAGCACCTGTACCACCATTGATAACGTAATTAGTTCCAGGTACAGGAATTGGAGGAGGTAAACCTGCAGTAAGTTGAACCTCGTAACCATCACATAAATTAAGGGGAGCAGCACCACCTGTATCACCTTGCCATCTTAAAGACTCAATTTGTCCAGCAATAGCGTTAGCCATTTCAGACCAGTAGAAGTTGAAGAAAGAAGCTACTGTGAAATCACCATTAGATCCTGCTGCCATTTGTAAAGATACAAAAGACTGCTCTAAGTCAAATTGACAAACTTGAGCCATAGCAGAAAGAGCACATACGTCTACTTCATGAGAGCTTAAATCATCAGTGTTAAGGTTAGGGAAGTTACAAGGGGATGCAGCTAGTAAGCCTGTACCAAAAGTAACTGTACCAATTTTAGTCTTGTACTTGATACCAGGTAAAGTACGGAAGTTATCAGGAATTTCACTACCTGAAAGGTAAGCCTGTGCATAAAACGCATCAGCGTTTGGTGCCAATAATGCAGAAGCATCAATGTTTAAATCAAATCTTAGTTTTCTCATTGTTTGTTTTTTTGTTTATTGATTATTAAATTTATTGAATTTACTTAATTTTTGCTGTACGCTCATCTTTACAGCCTCCTCCAACACCTCTTCTTCTGTATCAACTACTAGAGACTCTTCAAATTGATTTTTTAAATCAGCTATCATAGCCACAAGTGCATCTACTTGCTCAGTAATAAATGGACGTACTATCTCTAGTATTGCTTCTGCATCTAATGCAGGATCTACAGCCATTGTTTCCTCTTCTACTACTTCCTCTTCTACAACAGTATCAGACATTGCCTCTTCTTCTACTACTACTTCCTCTTCTTTTTCTCTAATTTCAGTGATTTCACCATCAACTACAACGTAGATTTTGCCGTCAATTAAGTGTTCACCATCAGGTAATTTGTTCATATTATTTAATTTTAGTTGTTGCTGTTCTTTGAGCTTCATGCCTAGATATCCTTCTATGCTGAAACCTACCTGCCCATCTGCTACCAGTTGAGCATAGTACTCTTTGTCAGTTACCTGGGCTGTTACCATTAGCGTACCTTCAGGTACTTCTATCCCAAAACTAGAATAGGCCTTATCCTCTTTGGGTGTATCTACTATCCATGCTTCCAATACATAAGCAGGTACAGTCTTATCAGTATCATGCTCTAGGTTAAACAAGTCTTTGTTAGACATGTCTTTCATAAACTTTGAATGTATCTTCTCTATCTCCTCAATTGAAAACTTAACATAGTACTCTTTACCATCCTCATCATCCTTACGGTATATCTCCATAGGGATAAGAGCAGGTGCTACTATGCGATACTTAAGATCATCTGTAAATATCATAGGCTTAACCTGGCTATTGAAAGCCATACCCATTACTTTGATAGCAGGAGTGGATGTAAAAGCTATTTGTTCTATACCTAAGTCCTCCCCATTTTCAGAGTATTCAGGATCTATAGTAATCTTGTAAACAGGTAAATTATCTTTTGCCATACCTATATTATAATTATTCATATATTTGTAAAAAAATTAACTATGGTAACTATTTTAGGAAGGGAGATCCCCAACAGAATTGAAGAGCTGACAATAGAACAGTTCGAAGCAATTACAGATATTAACAATAACAAAGAGATAGATCCTGTAGACAGGCACCTACAAATCTTTGAGTTCTTAGGCATCCCTGAAAAGGAATTTTTTGACTTTGATATAGCAGATTTTATTGAGATTGTTAAAGAGTTTAATTCTGCTCAGGATCCAATGGCACAAAGTGAGCCTGTAGGTACACTAGAGCTAGATGGCTTTACATATACTGCAGAGCTTAAGCTAACAGTACGTGAAACTAAGTTAATAGAAAAGATAGCCATCCACAAACAGAAGGGGTACATCTCAGATATGATGGCTGTAATGTTTAAAGCAGATCACCTAACTACTGCAGAGCACTATGCAGAAGCTCACCTTAAGTTAAAGTCTAAGCTAATCAGAAAATTGAAAGCAGAGTTATGCATCCCTTACATTATGTTTGTTGCTAACAAAATTAAAAAGCAAGTAGAGGATGTGCCTGCAGAAACTATAGAGCATGTACCTACCGAAACAGTGGAGTGAGGTAAGTCTTGAGCAGTTCATGGAGATTGCTGAGATAGATAAAGAGCAGGGTGCCTACCACTATAATAGTGAGATACTTTCTATCATTACAAATGAGCCAACAGATGTAATAGAAGATATGGATATAGATGAGCTTAATGCTTATGTGGACCAGTGCAAATGGGCACTATCACAGCCATCCAATAAATACAAGTCAGAGCTTCTAGGTATGAAGGTAAAGCCCTTTAATAAGTTGTGCCTCTATGAGTACATAGACCTTGACTATTACTTCACCCATAACTACATTACTAACCTTGCAAATATATGTGGGGTGCTGTACAGGCAAAGTAAACTTAATGAGTGGGGAGAAGAGATAATAGAGCCGTATGAGTATGACTGTACTATTAGAGCAGATAAGTTCTTAGATCTACCCATTACAGATGTGTATGGTATTATTAATGAGTTCCTAAAGTTCAGGGAGAATTTTCTAACCACCTACCAAAACTTATTTCAAGGTGAGGAGTTAGCTGAGCTAACAGCAGAAGAGAAAGCAGAGCTCACACCTGAGGAGTTGAAAGAGGAGGAGGATGCTAAGAAAGATAGCAAGTGGAGTTGGGAGCGTATGATCTACGGCCTGTGCAATAATGATCTAACTAAGTCTGATAAGATAGGAGCTCTACCCCTTACCTACGTATTCAATATGATGGGTATGAAGAAAGAACTAGAGATATAATTATACGTCTAATGGGAAGCCAGGTGTAAATCCTGCAGGAGGATCTAGTGCTTCAAATGTATAAACTATTCTTTGGTTTTTTTCTAGGACTTCCACCACATCTAAAATAGGAAACCTTTTGCTAAGCCACTCAGTGTACTGGGAATATATCTCAGCAGTGATACCTGCAGAGTTTAGCTCAGCTGTAAATTGTGCTACGTAATCTCTAGGAGTAATTACACCACCATTCCATAAGAAAGCCCCATTATTAAGAAATATAAAATAGTACATAGCTATTATCTGTATCTCTAGCTTTTCAAAGCCTGTAATCTTAGCATTGATACGTATACTTTCTACTAGGGTACCTTCACCATCTACTATATCATTTCTTAATATCCTTTTCAATATAGTTGCCATCCTTCTCCTAGTAGGATATAGCACATTAAATTCTCCAGTGTTTGCGTATCTACCCATTATTATAAATTTTCTACTAGCACCCCATAGCTTTGAGTGTTTGCTGTTAGTGTATTATTCTGAATTGTAAAGTGTAAGTACTGCTGAGTAGTAAAGTCTTTAGATACTATATCAAAGGCTGCTAACTGTCCGTAATCTGCATTAGCATTACTTGCTGTAGCAAAGGCTTTTATATTTCCTGATGCACCTCCTATTATAGGCATAGTCCTATAGATGGATACCATACCTGCAGAACCTATGGCATTAGTAGCTATTTGAGTAGCAGCAGTTAATTGTGCATTGGTAGGGTTAGGAAATGTACTCATCCTTATTCTGGTTCTAGGAGAAGCTCCACCTAATGTAACTACCCTTACAGTAAAAGAACATCTAAGCATTGCATTAGTTATTGTGGTAGGGATAGCTACAGATATTACATTTACTTCACTAGTATTATTTGTTACTGTTACTACTGTAGAGTATGACTGTAGTACAGTCTTATTCTGCTTAGCATTTAAAGCTGTTTGTAAATCAGTCTGAGCTGATAGCGTTCCTGTGATAGCTCCCCATGTAGCAGCACCACCACTGGCAGCGTTTATTATTTGAGTACCTGTAATAGCAGTATTGACAGGCACCCCTCCTATAATGGAAGTACACTCTATCAAATCTGTTGCCTGTAAGTCTCCTGTGTGAGCAGGTAAAGAGGGCCTCCAATCACCCCACCATCCATTAGCCATACCTATATTATATTTTAAAAGTTAAATGTTTAAATTGGCACAGCACAATCAGTCCAATCATTTACTGTTAAGGTAATACTCATCTGATATCCTGCAGCGTAATCTAGTAGATCATTATTGAGGGGTGAGAATGTTGGCACTCCTACCACATCAAAGCTAAAGTCTGAGCTGTCATTAAAGTATACATTCAAATCACTAAGGATCTGTTGCGTATCACTTAAAATTGTGATGATGTTAGCTCTATCTTTTTGTATGATATCATAACAGTATATATCAAAGTTAAATTCTGTAGTGTTCTCAGTTGGCACCACACCACTAGGTACAATATACACTAATGGATACTTCTCATTTTGAGTAGCAAAGTTATAGAGCTGTTCTTTAAAGTCACTGCCTACTTTGAATACTTGTTTGTGAGCTGTGTAAAAAGCAATGATGTGGTTTGTTATGGCTTGTAGACTGTTCATAGTTCTGCTGATTTATTTATACGGTTTATTTTCTGTTGGGTGGATGTTACTTGAGTCTCTGATACTATAGCTGTTACAGTCATATTGCCTGACTCACTAGAGCTACCTCCTGCACTCATGGTTCCACCTGTGTTAGCACTGCCAAATAATTGGGCTGCCTGTGGTAAAGCTGTGGCTGCAGCAGTTCCTCCACCTGCATCACCTCCACCACCACCACCTGCACTAGGAGTGGTACCTGGGGATGATAGTATCTGTTTAGCCTTAGCTACGTTTGTAGCAATCTGTATAATACCTGCAGCGAATTGTGCAATACCTGCACCACCTGCAGTAACAGCATTGGCAGGGTTAGTATTAGCAGCTGCTACCAAAGCTGAGATAGCCTTAGCAGTATCAATACCTATTTGAATAAGAGCACTGGCCTTGTTAAATTTCTCTAGTTTCTTCTGGTCCTTAATAAGCATGCCTCCTAAATTGGTAAGGCCGTCAACTGTATCCTTAGCAAATCCTAGTTTAGCATCCCTTTCTTTTTGTGCTTCTGCTACCTTAGCATTAGAGGCCTCAATATCTATGTTCAGTAATCTATCTTTGTGAGCTTTCTCAAGTAGCTCTAGTGTCTCATAGTTACCATTAGCAGCCTGTACATCTAATGCAAATTGAGCGTTCTCTGCTTCCCTTAATTGCGTTGCCTCATCCTGTAGAGTAAGCAATAGATCCTCTTGAGTCTTTTTCTTTTCAGCTACTTGTGCTGCTATCTGTGCTTTCTCTTGCTCATCATATATAGCTATCAATGATTTTTTCTGCTCTTCTGTTAGGGTAACATTAGCTAGTGCATCTGCTCTTAGTTTCTCATATCCTGCAGCCTGTGCTAGTAATTCCTTTTCAGTTCCTTCCTCCATGGCAGCGAACCTAGCATCTGCTATCATCTGATTACCATTGATTAAGTTCTGAGCATAGGTAGCTTTGATAGCTTCTAGTTCAGTGTTCTTTAAAGTCTCTGCATTTTTTAAGATAAGTAACTCCTCTGCAGATAGTTTACTTGTAGCTGTTAATCTTAGCTCAGCTAGTTTAGCGTTGTACTGATCCTCAGTTAATTTCTTAGCTAAGAATTGCTTATCTAATCCCTCTATCTCTTTCTTTAATCTCTCATCTATGAAAGTTTTTTGGTAGTCTACAAAGGCCTGCTCTCTTACAGCTTTCTCTTTCTCCATACCACTAGCCATAAGGTTAAGTGTACTTTGAATAGTCATAGCTTCTAGCTTTTCTTTATCTGCATTGAATGCTTTGATATCATCTAGTTGCTCTTTAAGATTACTCTTATTTGCACCTGTACCTTTTTTACCTTCTGATACTTTTGCTTTTTGTGCATTTATTTCTGCAAGGTCTATTAGCTTAAGCTCATTAAAGCTGTTCTTTCTAGCCTCACCCATAGATGTGATAAGAGCCCTAGCTTCTGCCATTGCTTTATTGCCTTCTGTTTGTCTCTTCTTTTTTTCAGCATCATCTATGTTTAATGTTTGTAGCTCCTGAAGGTTAAGATAGATGGTCTGTAGTTTTAATCTATTCTCTGCTATTACTGCTGTCTGATATGCAATGGAAGCTCTTACCTTAGCCTTTTGTAACTCAACAGTACTCTTGCCCTCAGCTTTAGCCAGTGCTATCTTCCTATCATAGTCACCCATCTCAGACTTGTTAGCAGCATCTAATCTCTGCATTCTCTTCTCACTTGCGGCTCCCTCTCTATCCATCCTAGCCATTTCATTTTGAGCTCTCTCTTCCCCTGCATTATCAGTAAGTCCCATCCAATCTGTTAGCATCTCAAAGCCAGCTATCAAAGCATTAACAGGCATCATTAAAGCATCTATTACCCCTTTTAATAATCCAAATTTATTTAACACTAAAGCTACTGCAGCCACAATAGCCACGATAACAGCTACCAATAAAAAGATAGGGTTCATTAATATCTGAGCTCCTAACTTCATAAAGGCACCACCCATAGTAGTGATTGTCTTAGTAAGGTTACCCATTCCTGCAGCTAACTCTTTAGGGTTCACACTACCCAAAGCTGTAGCAAAAGTCTTAGACTTAGCAGCTGCCTCTTCAAAATCAAGGCTCATCAAACTTTCTTTGATACCACCTAAGCCATTACTAACCTGCTCAAATTTAGATCCTGTAGCAAAGATAGCCACTGCCTCATTAGCATCCTTTATCTGATCTGATAACTGCCCTGCTGCCTGAGACAGTCTAGCAATATCTGCAGGATCTGTAGCATTAGCAATCTCACCTTTGAGTGCTTTTAGTTCTGCTTTAATGGCACCGAGGCCAGAGACTTTTATGGGTATTTCTACTTCATTCATTTTATATGTAGTATTTAATTTCTATTGTGGTTCCGTCTAAGTATCCATCTACAAAGCCTACTCCTATTTGAGTGGTGGTAACTGATACTGTGTTAGAGCTTGTGGAGTATTGTGCTGAGATAACTCCGTCAAAATTAACATTGCTTATCATTATCGTAGGGACATTAGTACTAGAGATAAGTGAAGGCTCGTAAGCATCTAAGTATCCCTCATATGTACCTACTCCTGTTCTAGTCCAGGTTACTCCACCTAAGCTATCATTTTTAACCTGCACTATAGGATCTGTTATTCCTGCCTGTGTTAAGTTGGCTATGTAGATTAATGGCACTGTGCCTGTAGGTACTCCATTTAAACTATTAACCACTAAGTGATCACCTGCTAAAGTAGTTTCACTTATGATACGATCATCTCCTGCTATCACTGATCTAGTTCCACCCACTATCACATTGCCTCTACCCATAACCATAGCTGTTGCCTGATTAGAGAATACATTAGAGGTAGTCATTCTAGTAGTGTTAATACTACTCATTGCTAACATTTGTATTGGGCCTATTCCTGCAGGAGGGTTAGGTATGTTAGGACCACTAGGTCCCATGAAGGGTGTAAAGTTAATCTCACTATCAATACTGATGAGCTCCACCTTTGTGAGCTTGTGAGCATTGGCATCGTAATCAATTACCTTATTGATATTCCACCATGAGTTATCTATCCTAATCTTATCATTTAATTTCATTGCCTGGATGTCAGGCTCCTTAAGATTAAACAAAGCAGTAAGCATCTTACCATTGTTAATCTGGCCCATGGTCCTCCTCCAGTATCTGTTGTACAGGTTATTCTCTGTTAGGCTAGATGGTTGGTAGTAGTAGTAATCACAGATGGCGAAATTAATATCAAAGGTAGGAGTGAGGGGATCATCAAAGTGGCCTACCAATGGATAGTTGGTTAAGTTAATTTGTCCTACACTACCATAGTCATATATGTAAAACTGTCCACAGGTAGCTAGTGGCTGTCCTGCTGTAGTCTTATCATATAGTATCCTTATGTTAGTCTCAGGTGCTGCACCTGCTAGCATTGGTACAAAGGCACCAAAGATAGTTTTAATCACAGGAGTAGGGCTAAACAATATAGGCTTAGTAGTCACCTCCTTTACATACTCATTATCAAAGATAACCTCAGCTTGCCCATAGATATTATTAGTAGCATTGCTGTAAGTGGTGTTAGGGTTATCCTTGTCAGCTGTATATGTAAGTATCATTTTCTTACTTGTGAGCTCAGGGAGAAATGATAAGTTCTGCTCCTGGTCCTTAGCTAGCTTAGCAGTCCAATCTACCTCAGCACCACTATCGTAGAAGTCATCCCTATTCTGTAGCAGTAGCTTGTTGGGTTGGGTGCTATCTACTTGAGCATAGATGTTATACATGTTAAAGATAGCCTTAATGAAATCACTTTGCTTTATCTTCTTAGGCACGTAATCATTTACCTCTATTGTACCACCTATAGCATATACTGTACTGCTAGGTACAATGCTAATTTGAATGTTAGAGATAACAGCCTGTATTAGTAATTGTCCGGAAGCAGGAGCCACCCCTGATGGGGAAGTTTTCCTCCAACTTCTTACTGATGCAGCGTTACCTATAACAGCAAATTGTTGATTTACATTTAATCCTATAGTAGCAGATGATAAGTTATTAAGTAAATTGTAACTAAGTGGTATAGTCGTTTGTACTGTTTGTGTTAAAATAGTAGTTGTACCATTAGGAATAGTTAAAGGAGATTGAACAGCATTTTGCACACCTAACAATGTAGCTATTGGTGATGTATTAGTATAAAGATTACTAAAGATTATAGGCTGTGTACCTGCACTTACTCCTATAGCCGGTTTGTAATATACATTGGCTGCCACACCACCTGGAGCACTACCATACAATACACCTCCTGATGTATTCACCAGGTTTAAAGTGTAAGTCATAGTAACGCTGTAGTCATAGCTTTGAGCATTTGCTGAGCTTATGATAAATGGTGTAGAGTATACACCTGTAGCAGGAGTAAAGATATTCTGTGGATCCTCTAGCTCAGTCCACCCTGTTATATTAATCTTAGTGGCAGGTAAAACATTAGTTAATATTTGTGCTATGTTAGAAAAGCCTGCCCAGTTATTAGCTCCATTGATAGTAGTGGGTGTTGTCTTTTCTGCTTTGACTAGGTAGTCATTATAATCAAAGTTATCAGTGCCTCCATTGTAAGGTATAAGCAGCTGCTGAAATCTATCATAAGACATCGTAGGCCATGTGTAGGTAAAGCCAGCATCCTCAAATATCCTATCAAAGTAACTCTTAGCAAAGATGGCAGGCTTAAACTCCTGAGTGTTATAGACAGCATCACCTGATCCAGGGAGAAAATACTTAAAGCCATTAGCTACAGTGTTACTAAATCTAGCCACCACATTAAATGCATCGTATGGGTGGTTGTAATCTGAGAAGTCTATATCAGTTAGTTCCTTGTTAGCAATGGCTGTAAAGAAATCTGCTTTGCTATCTTTGATTAGCACCTCATAGGTTACCTGCTCTTCATAGCCATCTGTTACCTGAGTCTTTACTACCCCTGTTAGTTGCATTGAGCAATCCTCCATTATTGGTAGGCCATCCTGAATAACAGAACAAGTAGTAAGAGCATTGATATTGAAGGTGCCCTCCACTATATTCACATCGTAGTAATGGTTAAGCAAGTTGTTATTATTCTTACTGCCAGTGAGCGTGATGGTCTTAGAGAAGTTACCCTGTCTCTTACTAATATCTCTAATATCTCCTACCTGAAAATTCAAAGGGAAGGCAGTGCCCTCTTTAACATCTAGGAAGCCTGTGCTTAGTTGTATCTTAACCATTTACGATATTGTTATTAGCTAGCTTAATAGTTACGTTCTGCTTAATTAAATTCTTATTCCTTTGGTTGTAGACTTGGTAGTCACTAGTCATGATATTACAGCTTATGTACTCCTCACTTACAGGTAGATCACAATCATTTGCATAACTACTTAGCTTAACATATGTGAACGGTGAGCTGATGAGCTCAGTGAAGTAGTTAGCCATATCCATAGTCATGAAGTTGGTAGCTAGATCTATGGTAGTGTCAGTGCTTACATAGGTGTTAGTCATACCTCTCTCAGTAAGTGCATAGTCCCAGTGGTTACTACCATTGATAAAGCCAGGCACATCCTGGTTAAACTGCTCCCGGGTTACGTTACCTTTCTCATAGCTGTTAAGGCTAAAGGCAAAGCTGTTCCATGAGCCTAGCTTGTCTAGGAATAAGATGCTGTACTCAGTGGTTCTAATCCTTCTATCTATGTTTACCCTGTACCTTGCTGAGCTCATCACTCCATTACGTTCATAGTGAAAGTCATAGTACTCAGTGGTAGGCTCTATCAAGTTACCTGAACCAAAGACCAGGGTAAGCACTCCAAAGTTGTTAGGCCCTACTGATACACCACTAAGATGGTCCACAGCTGTTACGTTCTTTTCAAAGATGTTACCACCATCATTAGCAAAGACCATTGTATCTGGTGCCGTTGGGGATCCATTAGCTATGCAGTTCACCCACATATCCTGAGATAGGGTAGCATACATATTCTTGTTACCTGCAGGGTAGTTAGTCAGGAACCTATCAGTAATGCCATTCAGCATAAAATCCTGATAGTTATAGCTTGGCCACTCAGCCCATTTGATGGCACCATTAAACACGTATCTATTTAGCACTGAGGCTAGGTTACGTACAACTGTCTTTCTCCCATCTGCATAAGTGATATCTCCATCCTTATTGGCATTGACTATCTGAGACCATAAGCTGTTCACTACTATGTAAGCAGGGTTAGCTACTAAGACAGTGAAGAGTCCTTCTAAGTTGGGGTTGGTTACACCTGCACCTGTTTGAGTGATGTTAATCTGATCACCTACCACAAATGTGTTAGCTACGTTTATTCTCACCCTTCCATTGTATGGAGCTGTTACCCATTGAGTAAGTGCTGCAGTGTAACTAGTGGTAGTCAAGTACTCCTCCCCTATCCTTACATCATATTTGTAGTGGCTGTTAGGTGCGTTGTATACTGAGGTGTTATTCAAGTTTAGGTCATAGCTTACCTTAGCCTGTAACAGCTTCGATAGATCTATCTCACCAAAGCCAGTGGAGTAAGTTGGCAGCACCCTGTACTCTGCTATCTTATTTGTGGTACCACTCTCATAGATATCATAGATAAACTTGAAGCCCTGCAGGTTTACATTACTACTGCTGTAGATGTACTTCACAGGGTTATATGCAGGGACTATTACTTGTGGGGTTGCTTGTGCTACTAATGCCATTACTTGTCTTTACCTATATTAGCGTCATTACTATTATTGTTTTTAAAGCCACCCATTGCGATGAGGTAGGCATGATCTAACATGGCTAGATGTTGTTGCGCCCTCATAGGGTTGTTGAATACTATCCTAACATGCTTGCCTGTCTTATGGTGGATGTATGCCTGCACCACCTGTATCTTATGTAGCGTATCAGAATGCATAGTAACTATCATCAGTGTAATACTCCTGCCTTATGTGAGTAGTGGCGTATCTTATTGCATCCATAGCATCATCAAATAATTTGACAGGCTCATCTGTTATGAAGTCCCCTATCTTCTTCCATTTGTAATTCTCATATTCTCTCTTGACTGCCTTATCATCTTGACATATTACGCCAAAGGTCTTAAGGTTGTCTATGCCTTTCTTCACCACCTTGTTTGCATTCTGAACATCATACCCTGCTATGTTCATTTCTTGTATGATTTCTGGACGTGAGTAATCTGCTAGGATGGTAACGGTCTGTTCTATGTTTAGGGTGCCTAACTTCTCTATGAGCATAGTAGTGGTGAGGTAGCTCTCATATATCACAGGCTCTATGTAGATATCATTATCACAGTAGTACACCCTCATCAGAGCTGTGGGGTGGTTGTATCCAAAGTCTAAGCCATACACGTACTTAACAAACTTAGCAGGCCTATGAGCTACAAAGGACCAGTTGCTGTAGATGTTACTCTTGCTTGTTGCCTTCTCACCTAGGGCATAGATCTGATACAGTGCCTCATCTGTTCTCTTAAGGTCCTCTATCTGTGCCTTAATGCTATCCGGTAGGAAGGGGTTATCTTTGTAGGTAGACTTGATCAGGGTGCTCTCATTAGCAGGAAGCTCATACAGCCATGATACACTATCAGATGGGTTGTAGTCAAAGATTAGCTTATCTTCTGTTCTCATGTTAAGCTGAGTGAAGTCATCGAAGTACAGCTCATTAGCTTCATTACACCAGGCTATATCTCTCTTCCTACCCCTTATCTTTTGCTCATCATCCACAGAGAAAAACTCCACCATGCTACCATTGCCGAAGGTGTAGATGTGCTCAGACTTATTGTGGCTCTCCTGCTTGTATAGCCCTATATCTTTTAGTATCTCTATGAAGTCCCTGAGCACTGTAGCACGTAGGGCAGGGAAGGTCTTACGTATCACTGACACTACCTTGTTGTTGTTCTGCAGGCAGTAGATGATCATGAGTTGACAAAGGCTGTAAGTCTTAGAGCTCCTACTACCACCCTCATTAATGATAAACCTCTTATCACTTAAGATGGCCTCATAGTTCTTCTCAAAGATGGCAGTCGCTTTTATATCCATAGCAAAGCTAGTACCTAGTTAGATACTATATAGTTATTATTATTATTATACTACTTAACTATAGTAACAGTTATAGCAGATATCTTCTCATCACCACTGGTTACATCTGTGTGCTCCTTCAGTGCATTTAGTCTCTGAGTTATGGACGGGTTAAATTGTCCTACCATCCCTCCTGTAATTTGATCGTTACGGATCTCTTTCTTTATGTGCGTACAGACTGTCTTGTATTCAGAATATCTACCCTCAGCATTATCAAAATAGTTATGTACATCAGAGTAATTATTATAGCAGAATATCTCAAAGCCCTCATTAGTCAAAGGTACTCTTAAAGGTTCTGCTACCATCTCAGCAGTCTTTTGAGATAGCACCCATTTAGTCCTAGGGTTAGCAGCACAATATGCTTTATACTCCTCAAATATCTCCATTAACTTCTCAGGAGTTTCTATCAGTTTAGGCCTCGGCATCTTTCTCTTTTTTCTCTTCGTTATCTACCCCTTTATACTTTGCCTTAGGAGTGCTCTCTTCAAATAGATAGCCTAATCCTTTAGAGGTATAATACTTATGATCCTTAGCAGTCTCTTCTGTTACTGTAAAGCTGGTCTCATAATTGCCATGATACATAGTAATATACTTACCTAGGTGTTCCGTCTTTATCTTCATACTGTAATAAAATTAAAAAAGTGTAATATAATGCTATCCAAATTCCTGCTGCTCTGCTAGCCCAAACATAATCTAGGGTAAACAAAGCAAGTCCACAGCTCAGAGCTGTAAGCAGTGACAAGATACTAATAAACTGACTCGGTTTCATACCTATATTGTAATTTGTTTAGGTTTTGTTTTAATTCTTTGATCAGGTAGTAAGCTGAGGTATGGGTAATACCAAAATAGGTAGCCAGTGCCCGGGAAGTTATGTACCCTTTATCTATATATGCCTCAAATACTATCCTCTGCACCTGGTCCACTATCTCTGATCTATATATCTCTATTAATCCCTTGTTAAAAGAGTACAATTTGTCCTCCCTTATCTTATCTGCTAGCTCATCATCCTCTATTCTATCAGGAGTGTTATCTATTATAGCTGTTACCCTATCATCTTTGTGGCTCTTTGATGTACTCCAAAGGATCTGATACTTAATTGTGTTCAGCAGGTATGCTTTTACCTTATCCTCATCTGCTGTGTAATCATTTATAGTAAGCACATGGATGTAACTGTTGTTAATGACTGTATCAGCGTCTATGTAGCTCCCCATCTTAGATAGAAAGTAAGCCGTATAAGCTCTCACCTCAGGGTATGCCCTGCTAATGTAGTTGTCTAAGAGCTTTTTCATACCATATCATAAAATCTTTGTACCATATCCTTCTCCTAACAGATGCACAGAAGCACTCTCTAGGTTGCACCCCATCATACTTAGTTCTAATCTTATATAAAGCTACACAGCTGTGCTTAGAGTACCTGATGTTCTCAGGTAACAATTCTATTTCAGCTATACGGTCTATCTCAGTTTGTTCAAACATTCATCTAATATAAAAGCAAGCAGTGCAGCCTGACAAGCCAGGATAAAATCAAAGGTAAAAAGTAAAGTAAACCAAAAAGCCACACATTTAATACATCCTAGTGCAGAGTGTATATGTATGGCTATTGGGTACCTGGTATTGTACTTAAAAAAGTAGTCTATAGTTGCCTGTATTGGTTCAAAATTAGTAAACCACCAAGCTAAAGGTATAAGAGCTAATAATATCATAGCTCAAATATAGTAAATTAATTAGAACGGTAGATCATCATCCTGTGCAAATGGTTCTGCAGGTGGTGTTAATACTGCTGGCTTAACATAAGGCTCTTGAAAAGTAGCACTAAAATACTTCATACCTGACTGTGATGTTTTAAGCCATAGAGCTACCTCCATCTCTTTACCGTTAACGTTTACCTTCCCTTTGTAATCGGGTTGAGTCTCTGCTGTCTTTTTATCATTTTTAAAGATAGCTCCTGTGTTGTTCTTTGTTTCCATTGTTTATTACTGTTTTAAATTGTTAATAACTATTTTAAATACTTCATAGGCTTCTAGTTCAGCCCATGTTATTATCTCCTCCTCCATAAATAGATCCTCCTCAAATCTATCAATGCTCTGGTGCATTAGTTCATGCATGATTAAGCCAAAAGTATGTATCTGATCTGTGCACCTTGTTAAGTTAATGAATACATATTTGTGAAGGGTGCCAGGTATAAAGTTACACCACCCTGCAAAGTATGCATCTTGTGCATTATTATCGTACAGCTCACAAGCCACCTTATTTAGCCCATGCATTTCTGTTACGTTGTAGTAATGGAATATTTCACATGGGTTGTAAGATAATAGCAGCTCATACCCATCCCTTTTGTAGCTCTTCATAACTTAGTAAATAAGTACATGATAGTACAGTACCACCCCCACACTATGGCAGGGGCTAGTAGTATTGATAGTAGGATAATCATAACCTACGTTCTTTAATGATAGGTAACTCTTCACCATACAGCCTGCATGTAAGCTCTTCTGCATACTTAATGGCCTCTTTGGCTATATACTTAGCTGATACGCCTGCACCGTTGTTTATAAGTGCCTGCATGGCTAATAGGATAGCATCCTCTTTAAACTCTTCTCTTGATCTCATAGTTAGTTATTTATATTGTTTTAATCTAGTTACAAATTCTTGATAATCTTCCTTAATATCAAAGCTTCTATCATCTAGGTAAATTCTAGTATAAGTTCCCATATCCTCAAAACTTTTTAAGGTTTCAATTCTAAAAGAATATTTACTATTATCTATAATAGTTACCTCCATAAAGTATATGTTTAAAACTTCGCTCATAACTGCTGTATTAATTCATTAAAATAATCTCTGCACTGTTCTACCCTCACCTTGATAGCCTCTATCACCTCCTCATCTCTTTGTATTACAAAAGTCTTTACTCTTTTAGCATCAGGGATATGGTCGAAGCTGTGCTGTTTCTGCACCTGGTCTCTAAGATCTAAACTCTCCTCCATTAGCCCTAACTTATAGTGTGCACTCTTTACCTCCTGCTCTACTATTGCATGTGGTGTATTGGTTAGGCAGTAGCATAGTAAGGCCTCTTGTTTATCAGTTAGCCACATATAGCCCTGTAATTGATAGTAGTAATCTTTATTAGGGCATTCAGTATCGAACCAGGGGAAGGTGCTGCCACTCCATGAATTTTTAACATCCACTAGCACCTGATCTGTAATTACATCGGGAGTACCTGTTAGCCACTCATTACTAAAGTTCTCCTCATTCTTAAATAAGAAACCTTTATCAATTACATCCATTACAAAGCTGAGGCACATATCCTCACACTCATTACCCTTGTCAGTGTACTTACTAGTAAACTCTTTTCTGATACCATAAACGTGTGCCAGGGCTAGGCCCTGGATATACGTCTTGGTAGTCTGAGATAGTACCTCCCCTTTTGTCTTAGGAGATGTCATTATCTTACCTATAGCTGAACATCTTATTTTCATATCATAGGTATTAATAGTAGTGCTTTCTCTTGAGTTTCTGTAAGATCAAAGCTATCCTTTAATTTCTCTATGGTGAATTTACCATCTGCTATAGTCTTAAGAGCCTCAGTAAATCTCTTTGCATCTATCTTAGGCTTTGCAGTAGATGCTACGTGGCCATCATCATCAGTTGCTTGAAGCGTGAGCAGGCTTTGGATGGTGTACCTGCGAAAGTAGCTAATTTGTGATCCCTGCTTCTGTGCATCTAGGGATAAGTCAAGTGCCATACAGCTAGAGATAGAAAAGCCAGTATAAATACAAACAAGCTGAGTACAAACACTACCACCATCTATAGGCTGTAATAAAAGTAGATCATGCTGTAATAGAATAGGCTCAACAGCTTCTAAGATACTATTGATATCTGCATAAGATTTCTTAAAGTGGGGGTTAGTAGCATTCTTATGTACTTTACCGATTAGTTGCTTTGCCTGGTGAAGGCGAACATAGAAGGGAGCAGGCTGCTGCTCAACCTCCTGAGGCTTTACAGCCTTTGTAGTTGTTTTTTCCATTGGTTAGTTTATTAATTGTTTACAAATATACTACTTATTATTCTATTTTCACATTATTTTCAGAAATTATTTCTCTTAGCTTCTCCCTTACCTCCCACATTTCCTCTTTACCATTGTACTTGTACTCACCTCGTAACCACTCATCCATCTCTACAAGTGCCATATAATAGTTAAAGCCATTGGTTGCATGGTTGAAGTGCTCCTGATCCTCAGGTAGGTTAAATTCTAGTGTTGCTTTCATATGTTTCTTTATAGTATTGTTCTCCATCTTCATGGTCACCAGTCCATTCGCAATCGTTATAAGCATTTACAATTTGCTCTTTCTCCATCTCTTTGGCTACATCAAGTACATATCCAAAATCAAATCCATAACCCTGCAATTTTTCCTTAATATAATCTACTGCTGTTTGTTTCATATCATTTCTATTTAATTAATGGGGCAACTTTTACCCCTTATGCTTTATAGTTTTGGCTAAAGATATCATACCACTGCACAAAATCATCAAAGCTCTTAGAGATTATATACACTCCTCCTGCAGCTTCAATCATCTGTTGGTATTCCTTCTGCACCACTGACTGCTTATCCTTACCTATCTTTACTTCTATCTTAACAGATCTCCCATAAATAGTAGCAGAGATATCTGCAGATCCTGGAGTTCCTGTACCCTTAGTCCACTGCCCTGCAGTCTTACTACCATCTGTTCTATAGCTTTGCCTGAATACTCCCATTGTATTAATCCTTTCAGCTTGATGCTGTGAGAAGTTTAGGAAGTCTTTGATACATTTAGTCAAGCCATTAGCCGTAGCATCTGAGTACTTAGTTAGTGGTATGATGTGCCCTGGTGCTGATGGGTACCTGTAGCTCATGTACTTAATTTCTAGCTCTTTTAATCTAGCTTTGTTTTCTTTGTTCATTATACCCTCTTATTATTTTTTAACTCATCTAAGACCATTTCCAAAGACTCTATAAGTGTATCCCGTTCAGTAGTTCCTTTAAAAGTTATACTAAAATCACTTCCACAAAAATCTATATCATTAACATACATAGAAGTAGAACCTAAATCTCTAAATGTTATTTTTACAAATCCACCATGCCCTGCATCTCCTCCCTGATATCCATTGTGTTCTACTGTTGTCTCTAAGATATTTGCTGATATAAATTCCTTAGTTAATTTTCTAGTTGCTGTTCCTTTTTTCATAATTGTTTGTTTTTAATTGTTTATATTATTTGATTTATCTGTTAATTCGTCCCATATATCCTGTACCTGTTCTTTTTTTTCAGGTATTATATAAGATAGCTTAGTGCTACCACCATTCCTATTATCATCAGGCTCATATCCTTTATATTCGCACCACTTTCTAAAATTAATGGTTATCTTATTCTGTGTAGTGTAGCTTTTCTTTTCAGGGTATCGACTATTAAAGCTATCAAAGAGCTCCTCTTTAACTGAGTAGAAAGTATTAGCCTTAAGATCCTCAAAAAAGAAATACATCTCAGCACTGATATCATCTAGTATCTTTCTGTATTCTAAATTCTTAGTAGGCATTGCTATAAGTCCTTTGTTAAGATAGATCTGTATGCACTCTTGACAATAGTTGTCAAATTTTGACCATTCATGATCATCCCAATCATTAAAAAGCTCATGGCCAAATAGATCCACAGGAGTAAATTTGTCACTAAAAGTATTTGCCATCTCTACCTCATACTTTCTAGCATTAAAGGAAGCACTGTTACCTGAAATGGTGTAGTTAGTTGTAATGATTATCTTAGGGCTGTTAGTTACATCCAGCTTAATGCTATCCTTACCTTTGTACTCAATAGTAATACCTTCTGTAATTACACTAAACAAATTCTCAAAGTTAAATCTCTTTTTAACATCATCAAACACAAGTATTTGACAATCAGTACTTACATTTTGGTAGGGGAATTTATCCTGAAAATCAAATAGCTTACCATCTAAGCTCTGCACCTTTTTAAGATGGCCCATTGCATTCCAAAACAATCCCTTTCCACTTCTACCATTAGGTACATCACTAATTGCCTCATCATTAAAGATAATAGCTTTGTTATTACTCCTATCCTTATAGCTGTGCAGAAGGTAACCAATAACAGTCTGAAATGCTTTGTACTTATCTCTATCCTTTCCCGATATATTCCATATAAAAGTGCGAAATTCAGACTTATGGTGATCTACTTTTACAAAATCTCTACTGATTACCTGGTCCCTCCATATAGATAAATCCATATCAGAATAAGATAGTATCTCTTTTTGGTTTTCTGTAATCTTAACTATGCAGTTTGTATAAAATAAGTAAGCACATTCCTTTGTATCTTTTAGCAGGGATATATCTCTATTTTTTAGGATCCCTAGAAATTCACGTTTAAAAAACTTAAGGTTACCACTCATTAAATTATAAACTCCCTCAGGCTTATTATTACTTTCAATGTAATCTAGCACAAAATCCTTTACATCCTTCTCAAATACCTGGTTTAAAAATATTCCTTCCTTTTTAATCATCTGAAAAGTACCATTAGGCTCAGGGCTATTCTTAAAAAAGTCATTATTATTAAGGAATTGTTTGAATTTAAAGTTGTTAAGTATATAAGCTCCATTTTGGGTAGTACTCCAAAAATCATCATTAGTCATATTGTACCTAACATTCAAAGCTTCCTTTGCTTCCTTCCAATTATTATCGTGCTTTATTAGAGTATAGATGTTAAATGGGGAGTAGCTTTGCTTTGCCTTAAATGGATGTATTGAGCTGCCATCCTCACTAAAAATATAGAACATGCTTTTCTGATGGCCAAAGGTAGCAGAGAAACCATCTTTAATATCTTTGTTTGGCCTAGTCCAATACTCAGAACCATCTGCTCTAGTCTTACAAAATTGCCATCCTATTCCTCTCAATAGATCCTTTGCCTCCTCTTCACATTCTAGGTTATACTTTCCATCAGGGGTTGTAAGCTTCCAGGTCTCTGCCCACTTTTTATCAGTAGTATTTTTGTGAGGTAGGCTAACTGAGTGGTGCTGATTATAGGACTTAATGAAATCAAATAAATTATCAATATCATCCTCATAGTATTCTAATTTAATGTAATCATTACCACTAGTGTGAGTATATCCTGCAGATGGATAGCAGGCAGCATACTGTCCATGGCCTCTAAGCTCCACCATTGTTGATCCTGTACTATATTTAGCAAACACCTGGCCGTTAATCTTATCCTTACTTCTAAAATATACATGATATCCACCACCTGCAGTAGTGTAGCAGGATAGTATACCTTGCTTTATTAGATGTGTTATAAATGGTACAGTAATAAAATCATTATATATCTCACTTATATTCTCTTCGTTATGAGCATCAAAATCAATACAGTAAAATTGACTAACTAATCCACAAGCTATCCCTATTTTTTGAGCATTAGCAAATCTCTTTTCTATATTATCAATAGGCTCATATAAAAAGTTGTGCCCTGCTTCCAGCATAGGTGCTTTATTATCTTTAAGTGGTAAGGGGTTAAGTCCTTCACTTTGTAGCTCATTAGCAAAATCAATTAAGTTCATATTTTATGTATGTTAAAGAGAGCCCCCGCCGATAAATCACCCTATGATAGAATGGCAGGGGTTTAAACTCTCAAATGTTTTTGTTAATCAGGGTGATTATCTTGACAAATATATATAATAATTCAATACTAATACAAATAGTGCAATCTTTTTTTGTAATTAATCAACTTTGCACCCCACTTTGCACACCTTGCCCTAATACTGGCGTGGCTTTGTGCAAACTTTGACTTTTTTTTTACTTTTTTTTTTCTCAAGTGGTAGTACATTATATATAGGATAGGGCCTTTTTTCCAAAACTTTGCACTTTTGCCCTTAAGTCTTTGATAATCAACACCATTTTTTGTGCAATGTTCTGTGCAATCTTTGTACTCCTATTTTCACTTTGCACATTTAGTAGTAATTGCATCTGATCTGCTCTTTAAGTTTCTCTAATTTTTCAATAGTGTAGCACTCCAGGATACGCTGTTTAAGTGGCTTGTAGTACTGTGGGAGCACAAATTGCTCCCTTAGTTCCTTAGTATGCATCATGTAAGCAGGATCCTTTTGCTTTGAGTAGATGTTGTGCTTAGTCATACCATTTATCACTGTTGCATGGCTCTGATTAAACAGCCTACCAATTTGTGATAAGGTCATACCATCCTTTTGGAGCACATGATACAGGTAGTATCTCCGATATAGCACAGGCATATACCTGCTTTTCTCTTTTAGGTCAAATTTATCTATGATGTATTGCACCTCTTCTAGTCTGGTCATGATATTAGTTTAGGGTTTACTGATTTAAACAGCTCACTTTGACTGTCTATTAATCCTACTGCATTGATATAATCTATCTCAACCTTTGCACTGGCTATGATGGTAGATGATAACTGAGCTATTGCTTTAGCCTTATCCACCTCTTGCATTACCTGCTCACTTGTTAGCCCCTCATCTGCTAATCTTTCTAATGCCATAAAGATATGATCTCTTAAATCACTTAGTTTGTTGTTTGCCATTTGTTCTACTTTTTAATTTATTAGTTAATTTAATTAGATCCCTAACCTCTGCAGGGTATCTGTGTATACTGTTCATTATTGCCATTTCTCCCCTGGTCTTTACTTGTAAGTTACTGAGCTCACAATTCAGGTAGTTACCATCTATAAAATTGATAACACATCCTGCAGGTATCTCACCATTTGCCTGAGTCCATACATGCCGTTGTAATAGTTCCCAGTGGCTATCTTTAATCTTTACATATTGGTACAGTCTACCTGTTTTATCAGCTCTTACATGGATGGTTCCAATGGGCTTTGTGTTATGTGGCTTGTGCCCTTGTTTAAACATTGCCTTTTTTACCTTCTCATAAGTTTCTGCAGGCATCTGCTTACCCTTATTGTATGGAGTGTGCCCTGGCTTAAATTGGAAGGCCTCACCATTTCTCATCCCTGCCTCATATCTACCACTTGATGCAGTCTTAAGATATACAGGATCCTTTAGCAGCTTATATCTATAGGCTATATTATACACCTTGCTTCTGCTTATTCCTAGATCCTGAGCTATAAGAGCAGTGCTTTCAAATGGGTACCTTCTAATTACTTCTGCTATCATACTGTTCTACTTTTAAAATTAGTTTTGGCCACATAGCCATTAACATTATTGCATGGTCTCTATCCAGGGCTTCTAGTATTCTGACAGCTATCCTCTTTTTACCACCATCAAAATAGTTATAGGTTACTTTAAAGCGTTTCATTGCTCTCAGGTTTATATGTTTTATTGTAGTAACCTTCTCCACCCATTACAAACAATCCCGTTTTATCTTTGTCTAATTCAAAACTTTTTATTGTGTTTTCGCATGCCTCAATAATCTGCTCTCTCTCGATTGCTAGATACTTATGAAAGTGATTAATAAACTCTTTGCCTTCTGTGGTGTACACATTGAATAAGTTGGGGTGCAGTTCCTCTAGTTCAGAGAATACTTGCTGTACTGCTGTCTTCATTTGTCTTTTTTTATTTGATTATCTAATGTGCTGAGGTAGTCTAGGTATAATTGTAAGTTGAAGCTTCCTCCCTTATCACCCTCACTCTTTTTATTTTTCCACCACTCCATCTTAGCCTGCAAGCTAAAATTAGTGGGTACTGGTGCTGTATTATCTGTCATCTCTATCATTATTTAGTTCGTTATAATATTCTTTATTATCCAGGTGCCACTGCCATACATCAAATCTATCAGGATCTTCTAGTATGCTATCTTCAATAGCTGTCTTTAATTCTTTTAGCTCTTCTGAGTTAGGGGTGTAGTCATGGCATATATTATTAATCCACTGTTGGCCTTTATCTAGCCAAATACCTACTGTGGTTTCATTAGTTTCCTCATCAAATGAGGTAAATATCCACTCAAAATCAAGTATAAATTCTATATGATCCACCTCATACCAAATGGATGCTGTGTACTTCTGTACTTCTAAATCTTCTAAATTCATTTTAAAGCGTTTTAAAGGTTAGTAATGTAAGCTAAGGTATAAACACTCACCCAAAACAATATAAACACAGCAGAGGTGCTTAAAATGTCTCTATGCTCATCAGTGAGGGGTGTAAAGTAATAGATAAGGTCGGTTAGTTTCTTTTTCATTTCTTTTGAATTTTGTAGATTTCTGTTACTGCTTTAATTTCTGCTTGAATTGTTTGTGATTTCTCCATGGCTAGAGCCACATCACAGATGCACTTCCATTTCTCTTCTGTAAAGGATGTGCCTGAGTTAATTTGCTGGAGTAGGTACTCAACAGCTGTTTGTTTTTGATCATTCATATTGGTTAGTTTTAATTAGTGTTGCAAATATACGTACTTACAATGAATTGTTTACAACTATTGTGTAATTTATAATCATTCTAAATAAGGAATGTAAAGGAATAGCCTGAATTTATACATGAGAAGTAAGGTGATAACCTTAAATATACTTGACAAAAAATAGCTATTATGTTAGTTATATTATACATTAAGCCACCATTCTAGCTACTATGTTAGTTATAACCAACAAAGTAAAATAAGCAGGTACAATTATACAAAGATTTGTGACAAAAAAAATACCCCCCTGCCAAACTAACCAAAGATGCAGAGGGGCTGAGTTTCTAATACGAAACCTAGTGCAAAATTACATATTAAATTTGATACTATCTATGTATTTGTGGTTTTTTCTTTCTTTAGTAGAGTCTCTCACACATTTAATAGTAAGTATCCTTCCACCTAATGGCTTAATGGGTGCACCTCTCTCTACATGCCACCCATGGGATCCATCACCGTACTCCTCTTTGTAGGTACCTGTGAGCATGAGGTGCAATTGCTTCTGCTTAAGTGTATAGCCTGATTGTGGATGGCTTTCTACTGTATCCCTTACATCATTTCTGCATGAATTTTCATGGATATGGCCCATCACAAATACATCAAAGCCTTCATAAAGCTCTAGAGCCCTGGTTAAATTGATAGCACCTTTGGTAACTATACCACCACCACCTGAACCATGGAAGTACTTGATCTTAGTGGTAAAGGATGCAGTGCTATTGCTTTGTGATGTTTGCTTTATTATTAGCCATCCACCATAACCACCTACTTGCACATTAGATCCTGCTTTAAAGTTTAGGATATCTACAAATCTCTGCAGGATATCAGTTTCTTGAAATTTAATTATAGCAGTCTCATGGTTACCGTATCCTATTAGCTTAATGATGTGGGCATAGGGTAGGAACCACTCCACAGCTGTCTCTACTATACTATCTAAATACCTTGCATTATTGTGCTCAGGTCTAATATCAGATTTATTTCTCCTGTTATCTCCCCTCCCTTGCATTAAACAGAACATATCACCATTGATCATTACAGGTATCTCCTCTTTTAA